ATCCGCAGAAACCGGCGTCACGCTCGACCCCGGCCAGGCCGAGACCTACGACGCGCAGGCGGTGCGGGTGAAGTCGATCGACGCGGACCTGTCGCGGGTGCGGGAGCTGGAGGCGTTCAACGTGACGCGGGCGACCCCGGTGCCGGCGCCGCCGACGCCGCGCCCGGCGGTCGTCCAGGTGCGCGCCAATGTCCCCAAGGGGACGGCGTTTGTGCGCGCGGCCTGCGCGAAGTTGGTCTGCAACGGGAACCTCTACGAGGCCGCGCAGTACGCGCAGCGGTGGAACGATTCGACCCCGGAAGTGGCGCTGTATCTCAAGGCCGCCGTGGCGCCCGGCACGACCACCGACGCGACGTGGGCCGCGCCGCTGGTGAATCAGGGCATCGCCGCGGACTTCCTCGAGCTGCTGCGCCCGGCGACGATCGTCGGCCGGATTCCCGGCTTGCGCGATGTGCCGTTCAACACAAAAGTCCCGTCCCAGACAGCGGGTGGGACGTATTCCTGGGTTGGGGAGCAAAAGCCGAAGCCGGTCAGCAAGCTCAGTTTCTCCAGCGAGGCGTTGGGGGTCAACAAGGTTGCCGGGATCATCGTGCTCACCGAGGAGCTGGTGCGGCTCTCGAATCCGAAGGCCGAGGACTTGGTGCGCCGCGACATGATCGCGGGGATCGCGCAGTTCATCGATCAGCAGTTCATCGATCCGGCCGTGGCCGCGGTCGCGGGGGTGAACCCGGCCAGCATCACCAACGGCGCGCCGACGGCGGCGGCGACCACGAACCCGGTCGCTGACATCATGGGGCTCATCAATCACTTCGCCACCAACAACATTCCGGTCGACGGGCTGACGTTCATCCTCTCGCCGACGAATGCGTTGGCGCTGTCGTTCCGGCAGAACCTTGACGGCACGCCGGAGTTCCCCGGCGTCGGCCTGGCCGGCGGCAGTTACCGCGGGATCACATTCATCACCAGCAATGCGGCCTCCACCAACGTGGTCGCGCTGCAGCCCGCGCTGGTGCTCTATGCCGACGACGGCGGCGTGACGATCGACGCCTCGCGCGAAGCCTCGCTGCAGATGGACAGCGCGCCGATGTCACCGGCGGATGCCACGACCGTCTATGTCTCGCTCTGGCAAAACAACTGCGTCGGCCTGCGCGCGGAGCGGTTCATCACCTGGAAGCGCGTCGGGACCAATTCGGTGAAGTACCTCACCGCGGCGAACTGGCCGGCGCCGACCGGCGGCGCGGGGCTGTTCGCCGCCGAGGCTCCGAGTCGCAGCAAGGGCTAACGGTGCGCGTCTTCGGGCTCGACATCACGCGGGCGCGGCCCACCGTCACCGGATCGCTGCCGGGGTCGGGCGGCTGGCTGAACGTCGTGCGCGAGCCGGCGCCCGGCGCCTGGCAGCGGAATCAGGAATTGGCCGTGCCGACGGCGCTGTCGTCGGCCGCGGTCTATGCCTGTACCACGCTCATCGCCCAGGACATCGGCAAGCTGCGCCTCCGGCTGGTCGAGCGCGACGCCGCCGGCATCTGGCACGAAACGACCTCGCCCGCGTTCTCGCCCGTCCTCGCGAAGCCGAACCGCTATCAGATCATCCAAAAGTTTTTGGAACAGTGGATGGTCTCGAAGCTCACGTTTGGCAACGCCTACGTGCTCAAGCAGCGCGACGAGCGCGGCGTGGTGATCGCGCTCTATGTGCTCGACCCGCAGAAGGTGACGCCGCTGGTGACGCCCGACGGCGCCGTCTACTACGAGCTGACGACGCACGAACTGGCGGGCGTGGCGCAAACCGTGACCGTGCCCTCGCGGGAAATCATCCACGACTTGATGGTGCCGCTGTTCCATCCGCTGGTGGGCGTCACGCCGATCTATGCGTGCGGGATGGTGGCGCTGCAAGGGCTGAAGATTCAAGAAAACAGCACGAACTTTTTCGCGAATGGGTCGAGCCCGGGCGGGGTGCTGCTGGCGCCGGGCGAGATGAGCGCGGAGCGGGCGCAGGCGCTGGAGCGCGTCTGGACGGAGAAATACACCGGGACCAACGTCGGTAAGGTGGCGATTCTCTCCGGCGGGCTGACCTATGAAGCCTTCAGCGTCAATGCCGTGGATGCGCAGTTGATCGAGCAGCTCAAATGGACGGTCGAGCAAGTGTGCAGCTGCTATCACGTCCCGGCCGCGCTGATTGATTCGTCGCACCAGCCGCCGTACGCGAACCACGAACCGCTCTTGCAGATGTACTACTCGCAGTGCTTGCAGTGCTTGATCGTGGCGCTCGAGACCTCGCTGGACTACGGGCTCGGCCTGGTCGACGTGCCGGGCAAGACCTACGGCACCGAGTTCGACATTGACGATCTGCTGTGGATGGACACCGCGACGCGCACCAAGGCGGCGACCGATGCGATCGTCGGCGGGGCGCTGTCGCCGAACGAGGCGCGGGCGAAGTACTTCGGGCTGGGTGGGGTGCCGGGCGGCGAGAACGTGTTCATGCAGCAGCAGCAATTCCCGATCGCGCAACTGGCCGCACCGGATCGCCTGAAGCCGGTCGCGGAACCCGCGGCCCCGGCGCCGGTCGCCCAGCCGGACCCCGCACCCAACGACGAGGAACCGGCATGAGCACGCTCGTCACGCTGCAGCAGGCGAAGGATTACCTCCGCACCGGGACGCCGGCCGGGCATCCCGACGATGCCGCGCTGCAACTGGTGATCGATGCCGCCGAGAACTGCATTCTCGACTATCTCAGCCCGTACCCCGAGGACAGCGCCATCGTGCAGGGCTGGGGGCCGGGGATGGCGCCGGCTATCGTGCCGCAGATGATTCTGTTTCAGGCCGGCGAGTACTGGCGCTTCCGGGGCGACGACCTCGAAGGCGGCGGGCCGCGGCGTGACCTCGAGCGTGGCGATTTACATCCGCTCGTCGTGGGCGCCTTGCGGCGCCTGCGGACCCCGGTGATCGCATGATCCCGACTGGCTCACGGACCAAAGTCGTCACGCTCGAAAACCCCGCCGGCCCGGTGTCCGACGGCGCGGGCGGGTTCACGTTGACCTGGGCGCCGCTCGACCCGCCGTGGGCGTGGGTGGCGCTCGATGCGCTGGCCAGCGCCGATATGGAACGGCAGACCGCCGACACCATCACGGCCGGTGGCACGCACGCGGTGACGCTGCCGTATCACCCCGGCGTCACGGTCAAGACCCGGCTCACCTACACCGACCCCGATCGCGGGGCGCGGGTGTTCCAGGTGCTCGGCCTGCGCGACCCGAACGAAGCGCGGCGCGAGCTGGTGCTCGTGGTCGCGGAGGCGCTCCCGTGATCAAGTTCCGACTCGGCGGCGTCACGGTGATGCAATCGAAGTTCAAGCAGTTCCCGTCGTTTCTGGCGGCGCAGACGCAGGCGGCGCTGGTGTCGTTGGGCACCACGGTTGCGGCCGACATTGCGGCGTCGTATCCGCAGCGCAGCGGCAAGCTCGCTGCCGCGATGACGGTGAAATCCCAGCCGCGCAAGACCACGGCGCGCGTGGTGATTGTCAACCGGGCGAAGTACGCGCTGGCCTATGAGTTTGGGTCGAAGCCGCGGACCACGAAAAAGAAGGCGTGGCGCGGGCGCATGCCGGCGGCCAACAACTTCGTCCCGCGCGTGATGAAAGCCCGCGAACAGATGATCCCGAAAGTCGCCGCCATCATGCGCGCGGAAGGGCTGATGGTCTCCGGTGGCTGATTCCAGCGCGGTCGATACGGCGGTGATCACGCACCTGGCCAGCGATGCGACGCTCGCGACGCTCCTGCCGGGCGGCGTGCATTTCGGCCTCGCGCCGCAAGGCAAAACCGCGTTCGCGCTGGTGACCCTGGACGAGAGCGCGGATGTGTCCGTGTTCAGCGACACGCCCGCGAAGCGCCGGGCGATCGAAGTCGTGACGTATGCGGTGCAGGCGGTGGTTCTCACGTCGGCGATGGCGCCGGCCACCGATGCGGCGGCGCGGATCGATGCGCTGCTCGAGGATCAGCCGCTGACCGTGCCGGGCTACGGGTGGCTGTCGACGGTGCGCGTGGAGCGCATCCGCGACCCCGGCGAACTCGATCCCTCTGATAAGTCGATCCGATGGCAGCATCACGGCGGGCGCTATCGGGTGCAAGTCGCGCCGACAGTCTAAGGAAGGACTGACACCATGATTCGCGCAGGACGTGACGGACTCGTGAAATGGGACCCCACGGGTGGGGCGACCGGGACGGCT